GTCATGTTGCGGGTCCGCGCCAGATTGTCGAGCGGGACGGCCAGGTGCATCTTGGACTGGAACTTCTTGGACTCATACGCCACGCCGGATTCTTCCGGGCTGCGGATATCGTCGTCGGAATTGGATACGCCTGTTACCGTCTGGATGTATCCGCCGGCCATCGTGACCACTGCTGCGTGCCCTGGGGGGAGATCGTTCGGTCTGATCTTCTCCGGAGGGGTTTTGCCCCGGCTGTATTCAATGACAAGACCGGTTTTCATGCCGACGTCTGCCAGTTCATCGGTCGTGATGTTTGATAGGCTGTCCTCTTCGACTACCCAGCCGCTGTTTGCCGTCGAATTGATCGCGTGGAGGATGTTGGAAAATGCCTTGTTCTGCGTTTCTGCCGGTGAAATGGCGTTGTCGATCAGGCCCCTTGTTTTACCCCGGCGGAAATAGGGGAAGAACGGCACAATCGTAAAATGACCGTAAGGACTCCACTCGTCATGCAGGGTGGCGTTGATCGTTGTAACGGTCCAGCGGATGCGCGGTATCACCATGTATGTCGTGACCCACTCCCCGCTGGCTACTTTGGCGGCAATTACCTCTTTGCTGGTCCCGAAAGGGATCAATCTGAGGTCGCCGTTTTGATTAAGGTAATGCTGGCTGCGCTCCATGCGGCGGTGTTGGCGGTCGATGATCCGGTAGCGTTTCACCGTTCTGTCGTCGATAGTTGAGTCGTACACCGCGCCGGTAATACCCGTGTCTCCGAAACGGTTACGGCGTTCTTCCGAACTATCCCCATCGTCTCCGAAATCGTTTTCAGGCATGGGGTGTTGCTCAACCATCTTTGCCGCGTCTTTGCCGTATAGCTGCTCGATCTCGTCAAGAGAGAGAAACTTGGTGACGATGACGTCTTTCCAGAATTTTGGGTCGTAAGCCTGTGCGTCCGGGTCCGGTATTACTTCCAGCGGATCGACAACAGAGAGCCTGACGTCACCCTTCAAGTTATCGGAAAAATCCATGCGGACATCAAAGAACCCGCGCTGCTGAATGATGCCATCCCCGAAAACTTCGGACTCCAGCCATTCATATTTGCTGTCATCGCATATCTGCCTGACTACTTTGCCCAGCGTCTCGGCTGTTTCCTGTGTTGCGTCTCCGGCCCTCGGCTGGAATGATATATCCGCCCGTGTCTGGATCTGTTCGCCCTGCACCGTGTTTATGGTGGTGAATATCGTATTGATCTCGACGCATTTACGGCCCTGCACCTCTTCGCACTGTTTGCGGTCGGCATCGGTCCACTGCTTGCCACCACCCAGGTACATATCTTCGCAGCGTTTGGCCTGCCTGATAAAACCCCTGTGCCCACGGTCGCGGCTGTAGACGTATCGCTGCCACTGGTCGGTGGCTATTTGAACTCCGTCTTTTATCTGCTCGTCAGCCATGGGGCTCTCCGGGTTATGCAATAATCAGAAACGGTCCGACGGCCTGCTTGCCTTTTGCTTCCGGCAACCATGTCGTATCGTACACTTCGGCAATCTTTACTGCTGTGTTGCGGCTGCATCTGATCACAAAAGGGCGTTCCAACTTCGTTCTTTCAAGGTTGGCCTGCAGCTTGTCCAAGGTGAAGCGGGTAATCTGCTGTTTCACTGTGACCAACTTCCCTGTGCGCCTGACCTTCCGCAACTATTGCCGCCATAATTACTGCTAATAACCTGAATGTCAATAATAATCATCATTGATTAGTTATCTGAGAGCATTTTGGCACATTCCGCCAGGCAGGTTGTCGATGATCCGTTGCGTCATCCCTGCAGAAAGTAATTTATTCCTGTCTCGCGCTGCTACCACCTTACGGGAAATATCATCTGGTACAGATGCTGACCCGTCCTCGTACCTTGCGTAAGTTGACTTGGCTATCTGGAGTTCGTCGGCCATATCTTGCATCGCGTACTTCATTTCTTTACGGATTGCCTGCAGTTCCTTCTTTTTCATGCTACCCCCATGCGTACAAAATCAATGATTATGTGTTGCGAATCAATGATTATTGTATTATCACGCCGAACCGGGGGACGTATAGCTTTCTTTTTTCTTTTCGATCTTCTTCTTCGGCAGCCTAAACTGCATCGTCGGATCTCCGAGGATGTCGTACACGTAGGCGAGGGCGTCCAGAATATCAACGTGGAAGAAGGGGAATTTCTCCATCTCGTTCTTGATAGCGTCTTTTATCTTGTCGGGCAGATCCTCGCAGATATGAATTTTGCTGTTGTTCAACGGCCATTCGAGGTTGTCGGATACCTTCTTGTTTTTGGATCGGTTGGCAGGCGCCAGCAGTACGAGGTTGCCTCCGAACTTCCCAGGTTTTTTGACTTCCAGATACCTCCCTTTTGCAGCCAGCGCGTTCTTGACATGCAGCCAGGCTGAATCGGTTCCGACACGTTCGACGCCCAGAATATCCACTCGGCCGTTTCTGCAGTAAATCGTGCAGGCCGCATCCGTAGATTCCGCCGATCCCATCTCCCCGGCGATAGCGTCCTCGATATAGACCTCGCTCAAGCCCATCTCGTCCATTACCGGTTTCACCCCAAGGCAAAGCATGGCCCAGCTGTCGTTCTTGCTCCCTGTCTGCACGTCCTTGTCGCCCGCGGGGTCAATGATGACGATCTTTAACCGTGATTCAGGCAGGTCGCGGCGTTTTATCTCTTTGATGTTTTCATACTTCAATTTAGCCGAATGAGCCGGGGTAGGGTTGCATAGAATCTGCGTACTGAACCCGGGGCGGGTCTTCTTCCCATTCAGATATTCCTGCGAAAAGAATACCGGCTTACCGTTTATGGTGCCGTCATCAGTCCCCGGGTAAATCCGGACTAGGTACATCAAATCTCCGCTGATATCCTTCATCGCCTGCAGCCGTGTCAATACGCCGTGGTGTGAGTAGAACGTACCGATGATGCAGGCGGTGCCCCCTTCTCGCCCCAGGTTGTACGCCATCTGCAGCTTTTCGAAGCATAGTTCCAGCTGATCCGGGTTTTGTGCCATGTCGTCAGTCTCAACGTCGTCAAATATCAGGTGGTCCCAGTGGCCACCGGTCGGCATGCCCTCGACAAGCCCGAACGCCTGGACCGTATGCTCACGCCGAACCGTATTCTTTCTCTTGACGCGGATACCACCCTGCAAACTCCAGCTGGTCGCATCGTTCGTGTTGTCCCAGCAGATGTCAGGAAATGCCCACTTCATAATCGGCAGTTCCAGTATCTTCCTGATCGAATCAAGGAACGCCGCAGCAGCCCCGGCCTTATAGGAAAAGATCGCCGTGGTGCATTCGGGATCGTTCACAATCCGTTTTACCGTCCGGGAAATCGTGATACAGGTTGACTTGCCATGTTCTCGACTCCAAATATCTACGGTGCCAGTCTCCGGGCCATCCTCGATAATCCGGCACTTCTCAACGATAAACGGTTTGTTTCCGGAACTCTTGCCGTCGTCCCAGTTCGCCACGAAATACGCGATGAAAAATAAATCAGTCCTGATCAGCTCGGCAAAGGTTTCCTTCTCAGGCAGTATCTTCGCCTTGATATCACGGAATATCTGCAGGTAATCGTGCTTGTACCACGTCTTGTATTTGAACAGAGGATGCTTTTCGATACCGGGGGCATAAATCTCCTGGCCGAGCATCGAAATCTTGAAGTGATATAGCTCCTGGTCGTATGCCTCTTTATTTGGGGCTATCTCCGGATGTGGTATGAACTCCGCAATGCAGTTCAACCGCGGCCTCCTTTGTAACCAGTATCCCGCTTATCCCAGCCCAATGCTTCTCGGATGCGTGCGTTTACTTTATCCAGAGCACAAGACACTATTCCACCGTGCAGCCGACCGAGATCCTTTGCCTCTATCTCTTCTTGGCAAACGTCGTCTGTAATCCGATCCAGCAGGTCTCCGTTTATAGCCCTTAGTGTTAGCGGCTCTCGGTACATCTCGTCTGGAGGTGACAGTCTTTGCGGTGCGTCGTTCAGTTCGTACTCAGCCGTAGATAATGCCTGGTGAAGCAAGTTCCCAAAGATGGTGACAAACTGGATACTCTTGCTTAACTCATATTCGGCCATTCGGTCGAGAATGTGGTGGGAAAGGTCACGGCAAAACCGTTGTTCCCTTGTACCGTTTGTATTGTCGTCGGATGATTCGGCGCCATTGGTCATCAGCGTGTCACCCATCAATTTGAAACTGGTTGGTATCTTCATAATCTTAAACCTCCTAAATCGCTCTGTACGTCGTTAATCACTAATGATTGGTAGCCATGCCCTCGCAGGTAGTAGTCCGCCTTCTGGATGGAATATTTCTGCGAATCCTTCGGCTACTGTGAGCGTAGGGGATGACGAATCTACAAGCCCAAAAGTTTGAGGGCAAAAATGGCGCGTGGCCAAGAGAGTAGGAATATCTACACGCGCCGCGCCTCGGCAAAGGGGGTATAGGGGGGTCTGACGGTCGAATAGTGTCTTGGTATGCCTGCGTCCACTCTCGTCGGCACCTCTCGGCCATCTCCATTGCCTCTGGATCTGGGTGATGCTTGTCGCCTCGGATCTGGTGGCCAGGAGGGGTGTGTTTAAGCGATCACTAGATTTATAGTTTAATGATCTGCTTCTGTTAACGCCCATGTTTACTGGGTTTGCTGCTGGTATACGTGCCAGTGTCAGAGAAGTGTCAGACATTGGTTCTAATAGCGACTTAAATCGACGGGGGAAACGTCGGCGTTAAGGTTGAGGTTGAGTGTCTGCTTCTTCGATCCGTACTGCTTGAAGTTGAAGCACTCCGCCAGCTGCATCCTGATCCGGGCCCGCTGTTCGTCTTTTCTGAGCTGGGCCATGTTCTGCTTGGCGTCGTCGCTGGAGATGTCGCTATTATCCAGAATATCCACGGCGTCATCGGCATTAGAATGCCCCTGGATCTCACGCGCACGGGCCACAAGGTCACTGAACTCTGGGAAAAGCTGCATCCATGTCCATAAAGTTTTTCTAGTTACTCCTACCTCTTTTGCAGCGGCCTTCATTGTGGAACCGTCTTCCAACGCTTCTATTATGTCCGACGCTATATCTTCTGTGAATGTGGACGCCCGGCCTTCTCTCCTTTTGATGAGGTTTGCTTCTATGCTTCCCGTCTTTATCGTGATGTTATTCCCATTGTTCCCTGCCTTAGTAATTGATGTCGGTATAATTCTATCCCGAACTGGAGCCAGGTACTCAACAGCCGATTCCTTGATTAAGGGGACACATTCATCGGGAAGTATGTCAAACGGGTTAAAGTCCATATTGTGGAGCTCCATATTCGCCCTGTGAGTTGTTTTCTTTTTATGGTCTATACACTAGCATGCCCTGAAATAGCAATCAATAGTGATTGTTTTAGTTTGTTACGTGTAATATCAATAGGTTACGTAATTCTGTTACGGCTGTTACAACTTTTGTTACGACGATTTATTCAATAAAATTATGTGCTTACGAATGAGGCCCCTATATAT